GTGTAGGTCAATCCACCCGGCGAGCACGACGTCGAACTTGTAGAAACTTATGCGGTGCACTAACGCCAGGACGAACGGGGCGGCCTTGTCGTCCGGGTAGGTGATTAGGTGGCCGTCGAAGTGTTCAGTGCTGCGAACTTCTACGCCTGCAACGTCGTGGCGTGTCTTGTCGTAGTTCGTTGCGAACCCGTACTCAACGCCGAAGTGCTTGGCCAGTGCGAGTTCGCCAAGCCAGCCGACAAGTTGGCGGCGTTGTTCTTCTTCACTGGTCGGGTTCCAGGCGTGCCGGTGCTTGGCACCGATCAGGTTGGCGTTGTGGCGTACCTGGTCGGCGTGATTGCGTAGCGCTGTTACTTCGTGCGGCATGAGTGGCACGAGTACGCCTTTGCGAAGTTGCGTGGCGTCATATGTGCGATATGTCAAGCGCGAACACCGGCCCATTGTTCGAGCGTTGCGACGGTGCCGCGTAGTTCTTCGATGACGGCGCGCTGCCAGGTCATAATTGCCAGGGCGCGGGCGGCGCTGACGGCGGTGTGGTGGTCGGGGCTGTTGTCGGCCAGGTCGGCCAGGTCACGGACTAGGGCTTCGTAATCATGCCAGCGCGGGTTCACGGCCAGGTGCTCCACTGTGGCCAGCCGCCTTCGCGCTGAATGAGTAGCGCGGCGGCCAGGTTGGTGGCCGGGTCAAGTAGCGCGTCGCAATCGTCCGGGCCGACCGAGCCGTGCACGCCGAGCCAACCTTGCGGCCAGTACTTCGAGGGTAGGCACCAGGTCGGAATGTGCACCTGCATGAGGCCGAACGATCCGCCGAGCGCCTGGTCGCCTATCGCGTCGGGTTGGCACGCGCTTTCGCGTCGCATAATGCGCTCGAGGGTGTCCAGTTCTTCCTGGGGCCAACCTAGGGTCCAGGCGAGCCCTACGAACCCTTGGCAGTCGCCGGGTGCTATGGGTGCGGGGGTAGGTGTTTCGTCGCGTCCTGCGGGCTGTGGAGCGCTGTTTCGGGGTGCCTCAGGGGTGGTTTCGGGGGTTTCGGTGCTTTCGTACACTGCCGGGGGTATCCGGTCGGTGTCTGGTAGCGGGGCTATTACGAACGAGAGACCAGTGAGTGCCGAAACTAGTAGCGCCGCCAGGCTGACTATGCCGGCGTTCATGCCACGGGGGTTTCTGTGACGGTGTGAAGATCGTCGAGGCGAACGGGTGGCCCCCACGTTGCCCAGTTATCTGAACGGAACGCCAACTGCGCAAGCATGGATCGGTCCTCGCCTTTCTTGCGGAATATCTGCACCATGACGCGCTGCCCGTCGGGCATCGTGCCGGTAAACACTTCGTAGAAGATCACTACGGGGTCGGGGGTTGGTTCGTTCATCAGGTTGCTGCCTTCCTTTTGAGTTGTAATAGCACCGTAGCGGGTTGGTGCTATGAGGTGGTGAATACCTTGGCGAACGCCTGGCGGACGGCCTTGGCGTCGGTTGCCAGTTCGAGGGTGAGTTCTACGTGCCACCAGTCGCCGCCCGGGGCGCCGCTGAACGTCGGCGCTGTTGCTTTTCGCCAGGCTTCGCGGTCACACTTCCACGATCGGCCGAACGGTTGCGGCCAATAGTCAATCACGAGGGCGATGCCTAACGCCTGCCAGTTGTCCAGGGCGGTGCGCATGAACGCGAGAGACTTCGCGCGGCCGTCCGTGGTGCCTTTGTTTTGTGTCGGGTAGTACCGGTACGACAGATCAAGCGCCACGCCGCGGGCATGGTTCGACACTTGGCCGGGCTTGCCGCGAATGTCGCGCTGCACCCACGTGCCGTTATTCCACAGCGCGCCTTGCGAATGTTGCGCGGCTTGCTTCGCCCATTCTTCGGTGCCTGGCAACTTGCCGGCGGTCACCGGATACGTTGGCACCAGATACGGGGCGGGCATTACTTGGCGGCGTCGTTCTTCTTGCCGCTGAACAGTGACGCGAGGTGCGGGTCGCCGATCTTCGAAGATATGAACGCCATGACGCCGGCCAGTAGCGGCATCGCAACGGCCAACAGTCCGGGGTCCACGTTGTACTTAGCGCCGAAGTAGGTGAACAGTCCGAGCACGCCGCCCTTTACTGTTTGGTCTACGCCTTGCGCGGTGCTTCCGTTCATATTGTTCTCAGTTTCTTGCCGCCGTTATTCAGTGATCGGCGCGACGAACTCGTCGGCCATTTCGCTGTACTCCCAACCGGGGCCAGGATATGCCGCGCGAAAGTTTGCATGGTAGGAACACTGCAACCAGGTGCCAGTAAGTCCGAGCGAGGCGATGAACGTTTGACCGATTGGTTCGCTTTCTGGAAAGTTTCCGCCGCCGCAGTCGTCATTGTTCACGACGATGACTTCGCGAACGATGCCGTTGTCTATCTTTGCGAAGTGTGCCACGCGATGCCTACCAGGTAATGCTTCCGCTGCCGGTGAAAGTGTAGACGGTGTATGCGCCGGTTGTGCTTGTGGTTGGTGATCCGGTGGTGGACGCCGCTGCTGTTTTGCTTCGAATGATTACGATGCCGGACCCGCCGTTTTGTCCTGTGCCCGTAGATTTACCTCCGCCGCCGCCGCCGGTGTTTGTGCCGCCGGCCACACCGGCATTACCGCCGCCGCCGGTTCCACCCGTTCCGGTGCCCGTTGCGAACCGTGAACCGCCGCCACCGCCGCCGGCGTAGGTGTTTGTGGAACCAGTGATTGTTGTGCTTTGTCCGTTGCCACCATTGGAACCTGTACCCGATGAGGCGCTTGCTAGTAGGGCGCCCGCTGCACCGGCGCCACCGCCGCCGGCGCCGCTTTCGTTGCCGGACCCCATTCCTGTGGTGATATTGCCGCCTGCATAACCTTGGCCGCTGACTGGCGATCCGCCGATGCCGGAACCGCCCGAGCCGCCGGCGCCGCCGCCCGAGCCGCCGTTGCCATAACTTCCTGCGCCGCCGCCGATACTGACGATTGTTCCGAAGACTGATATGCCGCCGTTGGTGGTTGCTGAGCCGCCAGTTCCGCCTGCGCCAACAGTGACGGTGAACGCTGTGCCCTTTGGAAGAAACAGTGCGGGCTCTGCACTTGCACCGCCGCCACTTGTTTGCCCTACTACGTTCGTGCGATAACCGCCACCGCCACCGCCGCCACTGAATGTAGAACCGCCGCCACCGCCGGCTACTACTACGTACTCAACTTCTACCAGGTTGCTGCCGCCGCTAAAAAAAACGAAAGTGGACGCCGACAGTGCAAGTAGCGTGCCGCCCCCATATTGCGCCAGTGCTAAGGAACCGGAAGTGTTTACTGTTGCCGTGCCGGCCGTGATCGTGCACGTGCCGCTGCCTTTGTTCGCGATGAAGATCATCTCGCCCGTGGTGAATACGTTGGTGTTCACGGTGATAGTTGTGGCGCCGCTGCTGTCCATAATGACGCGCTTGCCCGCGTCACCGGCCACCAGTACGTAGTTCGCGGTTTGGTCGTTGATCGGTAGGTTCGTAATATCGTTCAGTTCTTGCGCGGTCAATACTTGCGACGCGACGAACGGAAAGGGCGTGGCCATACGGCAAGCCTAGCCGAGCACGTTCGTGCTATCCAGCACGCCATAGACGGGGTCGTCGAGAATCAGTTGGAATACGACGGTGGTTGGCGATGTGTAGAACCGGACGGTGTGCCCTTGCGCGAAGTCGATCACCGCGTCGATGCCTTCCACGGCTAGTTCTTCGGCAAGCGGCCCGAACCCGAGGACGTCCTTTTCGATTGTTATGGTGTCGCCGATGTCCACCAGGGCTACGGCGTCGCGTTGCAGTGAAGTCAGTAGCGCGAAGTTTGTCGCCACACTGGTGAACCGGGGCGACGGGTCAGGCACCAGTAGGTAGGCGGCTGCTGTGTCGAGTTCGCCCTGGTTGTGCAACAGACTAGAAGTGATTGCGCGCGTCTGAATGAAGTAGGTGGTCTGGCTTGCCAGGTCGTTATCGGTGCCGGTGTCGCCGTCCAGGCTGGTGACGCTTGCACGGTTCACGACGTGCGAGGCGTCGAACTCTATCTCCAGGTCGTTGTACGCCAGGTGTGTGCCCTGGTCGTCGAACTCTAGGACGGGCGCCGAAAGTGTGGTGCCGATACGTTCCTGGAATGTGAACACTCCGGTGCGGTCCATGAATAGGCGGCCGAACTCTGCGGTCTGGTTTATTTGTTGCGCATATTGCAGCGCGTTAGTTCCTACCGGCACGGTGAACGCCGCGTCGTGTCCTAGGTTCACGGTGCCGGTTGCGATGTTGCGCAAGGCACCCGGAAACAGTGCGACCTCTGGCAAGTCCAACAGACTCTCGAGGCGTTCGCC